AGATTCGGAACTACTTTCGTATCTGCGTCTGAAAACTTAGAATTTTTTACTTCTATAGCGGTACAAAAATTCTTTGCTAATGGAGGTAATAGTATGCTTGTTACTAGAGTAGGTTCTGGTAGTTTTGAACCTGCAACAAGTACTGATATTACATCAAACCAAGGAAGTACCTCAGGAAAAGCTAGTGGATCACTACAGTTTACTTCAACTTTCTTTACTGATGAAGGCGATGAAGTACAAATAACAGTAGATGGTACTGAATTTAGATTTATAGCAGTTGATCCTAATGATGTTCCCGCAGATTCTTCACCTGTATTCTTTGTAGCAACTGGTTCAAATGCCTCTACTACTGTTGCTAATTTTGTTACTAAAATAGGCACCTCGAATACCTTAGGTGTAGGAGTTGAAGTTAATAACGCAGGTGGTGGTGCTTTAGGAATATCTGCAAGTTTAGCAGGAACTAGCGGTAATACAATTACAGTTGAAACAGGTTCAGGTGGTACTATTACTGGTCCTGATGTAGTAACATTAGCTGGTGGATTTGATGGTTCAGGTACTAAAGCATTTACTTTAGAAACTTTAGGTAAAGGTGTAGTACTTAATAACGCTACTGATGCACAATTAATCACACAATTTAGTGATGGTGGTATAAAAACAGGAACCAAAGACAATTTAAGGTACGAAATTTCTGGTATAAACTCCACAGCAGGTACATTTAACTTATCTGTAAGAAGAGGTGATGACAATACTCAAAATAAAATTATATTAGAAACATTTATTGGATGTAGTTTAGATCCAAAAGCTGATAATTATATTTCTAAAATAATAGGTGATCAAACAACAGAAGAAATAACACAAGAAGGTCAAACATTTATAAAAATAATAGGTGACTATCCTAATAGATCTAAATTTATTAGAGTAAAAAGTGTAGATACACCTACACCTGATTATCTTCAAAATGATGGCTCTATAGGAACAAATTCAAGTGGAAACTCATTCTCAGCAAACCTTCCAACCGCCCAAAGTGGAGCCTTCTTTGGAGCTACTGGTACTAATATACCAACACATGCTGGCGGATTAAAAGCTTTTGAAAATATAAACAGTGGTAATACTCAAGGCCTTATAAGTACCGACTACACAACAGCCTTGAATGTTTTAAAAAATAAAGATGAATATAGGTTTGCAACCATAACTACCCCAGGTGCTTATAATGCTGATTTTGCAACTGTAGTAGCAGATACTATTGCCCTTTGTGAAGAAAGGGGAGATTGCTTCTATATAGCAGATATGGTTCCCTACGCTTCAAATGTAACTACCGTAAATAGCGAAGCAAATAAATTAAATACTAATTTTGCAGGTACTTATTGGCCATGGGTTAAAGTCCCATCTACAGAATTAAGTAGAAATGTTTGGGCACCCGCTTCTACGGTAATGCAAGGTGTATATGCCTTTAATGATAGAATAGCAGCTCCTTTCTTTGCACCTGCTGGTTTAAATAGAGGTGGTTTACCTATTGTAAGATCTGAATTTAAAGTACCACAAGCTTTAAGAGATAAGCTTTATGATAATAAAGTTAATCCTATAGCTACTTTCCCAAGAGTAGGACCTGTAGCATTTGGTCAGAAAACCTTGCAAAAGAAAGCAAGTGCTTTAGATCGCATTAATGTTAGAAGATTATTAATTACCCTTAAAAACTTTATAGGTGATACTTCTAAAAACTTAGTATTTGAACAAAATACAGTACAAACTAGAAATAGATTCTTAAATGCAGTTAATCCGTTCTTAGAATCAATCCAACAAAGACAAGGTTTATTTGCCTTCCGAGTTGTAATGGACGAAACTAATAATACTGCTGAAGCAATAGATAGAAACCAATTGGTGGGACAAATATTTATCCAACCAACTAAAACAGCTGAATTTATAGTATTAGATTATACAATTCAACCCACAGGTGCTACTTTTAATGACTAAAAATTTAAGAATACTATATTTATAATAAAACAACACGACAATGGCAATATTAAGTTCAGCAGATATGTTCTATACGGCTTACGAACCTAAGCTACAAAATAGATTTATATTTTTTATAGACGGTATTCCTGCTTATTTGGTTAAATCCGCAGATAAACCAAAATACACCGCAGAAGAAGTAGTTCTTGACCACATTAACATTAAAAGAAAAGTTAAAGGTAAGTCTGACTGGTCTCCTATTTCTTGTACATTGTATGACCCTGTAACTCCTTCAGGGGGACAGGCAGTAATGGAATGGGTTCGTTTACACCATGAATCTGTAACTGGTAGAGATGGTTATTCTGACTTTTATAAAAAAGATGTTAGATTCCAAACATTAGGTCCTGTTGGCGATGTTGTTGAAGAATGGATTTGTAAAGGAGCTTATGTTACTAATGCTGAATTTGGAAGTGGTGATTGGACTTCATCCTCACCTATGGAAATTAGCTTAACAATTGCAATGGATTATGCAATCTTAAACTACTAAGATTCTTAACATAAATAAATTAAGAGGTGCGCAAGCACCTCTTTTTTTTACATATGTATATGCAAACATATAAAGTTGTAACAAATGGAAAATAAATCAATATTCCCTACTGAGGAAGTTACTTTACCTTCACAAGGATTAATTTATCCCCCTGATAATCCCTTATCTAAAGGTGTTCTTGAAATGAAATATATGACTGCTAAAGAAGAAGATATTCTTACTAATAGCAGCTATATAAATAATGGCACTGTAATAGATAAACTATTGCAGTCTTTAATAGTTACTCCAATTAATTATAATGATTTAATTGTAGGTGATAAAAATGCTATAATGATAGCAGCAAGAGTTTTAGGATATGGTAAAGAATATGAATTTACTTATAATGAAGAATCACATACTGTAGATCTTACTAAAGTTGAAGATAAACTTTTAAAAGAAGAACATATACCCGAAAAAGGTAAAAATGAATTTGAGTTTACCCTTCCTACTATTCAAAAAACTATTACATTTAAATTTTTAACTCACGGGGATGAAAATAAAATAGCTTCAGAATTAAAAGGTATAAAAAAAGCTAAAAAAGAATCCCCTGAACTTACTACTAGATTAAAATATACTATCTTATCTATAGATGGTGATTATGAAAGAAAAACAGTTAGAGAATTTGTAGACAATAGTTTATTAGCAAGAGATGCAAGGGCTTTAAGAGGTTACATCAAAGAAATACAGCCTGATGTTGATTTATCCTTTGATCTTGAAACTGAAGCTGGAAGCGTGAAAGGCGTTAAGGTCCCTATTGGGATCAACTTTTTTTGGCCTGACGCCGGAGTATAAATTCCAAGTTTATCAAGAAGTACATGACCTAGTATATTATGGGAATGGAGGCTTTATATATTCTGAAGTATATCAAATGCCTATTCACCTAAGAAGGTACCATATACGTAAAATAGATGGTTTACATAAACAACAAAATGAAGAAATAGAAAAGGCTAGAAGAGGAAATAATTCTTCTCCTAATGTTCCTAAATCACCAAATTTCAATAAAAAGTAATTTTTTTATATTTATATAAGACCCACTATTTTTAATAAAATGGCAGAAGAAGATAATATAAAAAAAAGTAAGTTTGAGATAGAAGAAGCAAATGCCAAACTCCAAGAAGGTCTTGGTGATTTAGCTAAAATTCTAGGGCAAGCAGCCAAATTATCTAGAAACTTAGCAAAAAATATGGGTGATGCTTCAACTGAGAGTGCTAACACAGTAGCTAACGCTGTTGATTTAACCGATGCTTTTGATAGTTCTAATAATCTTATAGAACAAATAAATAAAAAATCAAAAACCCTCGGTGGATTATTAAATGCAGGTAAGGGTGCAGCATTAGCATTTGCTACTCAAATAATGAATGCTGATAAAAGCACTACTGAATTAGCTAGAGGGTTAAATTTAAGTAAGGCGGAATCTATAGAATTATCTAAAGGATTTGCTGCTGCTGCTTTAAATTCAAACGATATAGCTATTAATAGCCAAAGAATAGTTAAAGCAAATACTGAACTTAATAAACAACTAGGAACAGCCTTTAGATTTAGTAGTGAAACTTTAAAAACATTTTCTAAATTAACAGAAATTGTAGGAATTTCAGCCGAATCTGCTGCTAGTTTAGCTTTTCAGGCACAAAGATCTAGTAAAACTTTTAGAGAAATTGAAGAAGATACTCTGGCAGCTTCTTTTAGTTTACAAAAACAGTCGGGAGTACAATTAAATTTAAAAAAAATACTAGAAGATACTGGTAAAGTTACAGGACAAGTAAGATCTAATTTAGGAGCTAACCCAGCAGCTATAGCTAAAGCAGTTACTGCTGCTAAGTTGTTTGGTGCAGAATTAGATGATATTGTTACAAGTTCTAAAGCATTGCTTGATTTTGAAAGTAGTATTGAGAATGAATTAAAAGCCGAATTAATAACTGGTAAACAACTTAATTTAGAAAGAGCAAGAGCTTTATCTTTAGCGGGTGATCAGGAAGGTCTCGCAAATGAATTAGCTAATCAAGCAGGTAATTTTAGTGAATTTTCTAAATTAAATGTTCTTCAACAAAATGAATTAGCTGCTGCTTTTGGTATGTCATCAGATAAATTATCTGATATACTCTTTAAACAAGAAACCCAAAATATGAATGCTAAAGAGTTAAGAGCTCTTGGTAAAAATGAATTAGCAGATAGATTAGAACAATTAGATACACAAGATAAAATAAATCTTGCTCAAGAAAAATTTCAAACAGTCTTAGCAGATGTAGGTTTAGCTGTATTACCTTTAGTAGAAGGATTTGGTAATGTAGTAGAATTTTTAGCACAATCTAAGGGTTTAGTTATTGGTTTAACTTCATTATTTATAGGTTTAGCTGCAGCCCAAAAAACACTCGCAATATTATCGTTATTACAAGCAACAGGTGTTATTTTTGCTGAAAATGCTAAAGCAGGTCCTATTATAGGTACTATAGCAGCGGTCGCAGGTATTGCGGCATTAGCCGCTTCTGCGGCAGCTGCATACACTTATGTAGAAGATGGTATTGCACCCCCAGGAGGTGGTCCTTTTAAAATTACGGATAAATTTGGAGCTACTGCAGTTACAGCTGCTGGAGATGGTATTGCGGTATCACCTAATATTAGTAAAGGTCCTACAGCTTCTTCACAACCTATAGTAATTCAAAATAATTGGGACGCATTTGCAGCTTCTAATGGTAATGGTCGTAGAGGATTAGCAGGTACCCAACGTCTCCAGGCAAGTCCTACATTTGCTTAATATTTATAATAAAACAACACAATCATGGCAATTAAAAATTTAGAATCAATTTATGACTTAGTAGGATCTTTTGGAATAGCAGGTGGTGGACCTGTTAATGATATGGAAAATCAAACAGGCCCCAATTTTCCTATTATAGGAGGCAGCCTTACTAGTCTTGAAAGAGGTGCTTACCCATTTAGTATCCCTTCTAATTCCCCTCTCCATGCAGGACCAGGCGCTGATCAAGCGGGTAGATCCTTATTGGGCCCTAATTACCAATTTGCTTATGGTGGATCTGCTTTTTCTGCCCCTGCATCCTTTACAGATCAGGATTTGGATTTAGAAGGAATAACACCACCGCTTTACAAAAATACAGGTCCCGAAGAAGGATTTTACGGCTATTAATATGTTCTATGGCAATTCAATTAAAAAATCTTTTACTTGATGCTGAAGAGGGGTCATTTACTATAAATCACCCTGACGGAACAACTTCTACTAAACCTTTTAAACAAAGATCTTTTACATATGGAGATAGTACTCTTACTAACCCCCCATTAATAGTAAAAGATTTTGATGGTAATCCGTTACCTGGGGTAGAGGATTCTACTACAAATCCTACTTTAGAATTAGTAGGAGAAGTTACTGATAACTTTGTTAGAGGAGGGGCAGTAACATTAGCTCAAAGAGCAGTCACTGATGTAGAAAGATTAGGTAAAGTTTTAATTAGCCCTAATGGATTAGCATGGTCTGCAGCTCAGTTAGCTTTAACTGCTACTAACCCCCAAAATTTAACATCACCACGAAACAGATTAACACTTCCTGTTAATACACTATTAACAGCAGGAACGGGGGTGGCAGGTGTAAGATTTAGAAAAGATGGTTTACTAGATATAAAGTTTGAATCAGGATTTAATTATGACCCATCTAGAGGAGGCGCTAAATATGAAATTAAAGCTATAGAAGAAGAAAAATTTTTAAACCCTTCGGACCACACTTTAAAGGGATTGTATAATCGTTTTATACTTAGTAGTCCTGTAAGAGAAGACTTAATTAAATCATATAATGGGGGAGCACATTCTCTTTTTGGTATAGGAAAAACTGAAATAAAAAGATATAAAAGTAACCCATTTAATGATATAGGGGATAATGGGGGTTATTTACCACAATTTAATCTTGGTTTATATGAGTTAAGGCAAGGTAAAACTCCTAAAATTGAACATAATGACTATAGAAATTTTGGAGGAGAAATTGATGGTAATCCTATAGCACCCCCTATCCCTAATGAAAAAACAAGAATCAACCTGTATAAATTAGGCAACCCTGGATCTAAAAGAACAGAACCTAACCCAAATATATACGATATAAGAACAGGTGACAAAATATCTGCTGCTAGTATTTTTAAAAGATCTAGCCCAGATGAATCTTTTGAAGGAATATTTAAAGATTACATCAAATTCAGGATAGCTGTAGTTAATACAGAAAATCCTTTAGAAGATAATGTAATTCTTTTTAGAGCTATGTTAAATAGTATAAATGATAACTTTTCAGCAAATTGGAATAGTTACAAATATAATGGCAGAGCCGAAGAATTTTACACTTATTCAGGTTTTAATAGAGGGATAGATTTTAGCTTTAAAATTCATGCACAATCTAAAGCCGAACAAAAGCCCCTATGGCGTAAATTAAATTATTTAGTAGCTCAAACAGCCCCCGAATACAAAAATAGAAGAATGAGGGGTGTATTTTCTAGATTAACTATAGGAGATTGGATGAATGAAATCCCAGGATTTTTTACTTCTATAGGCTTAGGTTGGAATACAAGCTATCCTTGGGAAATTAGACATGACAGTGAAGGTGTTGATAAAGATATAAACGAATACCCACACATTTTAGATGTAAATTGTACTTTCCAACCTATCCACAACTTTGCTCCTACTAATAGTGCTACTACACCGTTTATTTTACCCGAAATAGGTGTTGCGGGAAACCGAAAATACGCTGAACAAAGTGACGATGAAAATCAAGACGAATTTAATGTAAATGGAGTAGCAGCAGACGCTGAAATAGCTGATATAAACATATTATCTGTTCCAGAACCTCCTGCCCCACCACCCGCTTTAGACCCAACACCAGCATCTCCACTTTCTAGTGGTGTGACCCCAATAGAAGAAAGAGGATTAATAATATAATGAGACGATTCAACGAAATAATTCAACTAAGAGATAATCGAAGAAAAAGGTATTATATTAACACTATATTACCCGAAATTCCTTTAAATCAAGAAGATATCTACGTTATCACCCAGGATGGGGATAGATTAGATAATCTTAGCTATGAGTTTTATAACGATACTCAGTTTTGGTGGGTAATAGCGGCTGCTAATCCTAATAAGTTAAGAAAAGATAGTTATTATGTAGCTTTAGGTGAACAAATTAGGATCCCCTCAAATCCTGTTCAATATGTAGATCAATTTATGGATTTTAATAATAATAATAGATGAGTATTTTTAAAGATACTTTTAGAGATTATGTAAGACGTCAATTAATATTAAGAGAAGAATTAATTGATATAGGGAATACTTCTGATGATGGTTCTAGAAAGAATAGATTAAAACCTCATACAATAAAAACCCCTAAAGGTGATATAAACTTAAACGCAGGGGCTTTTTATAACTATTCTCTTAACAGGCAGTGTGTTATTAGAATGACCTCCTTAGTTGATTATGTTTTTGATGTAAATTTAGAATTAGGTGGACTAAGTGGAGATGAATCTTTTGATAGTCTTAAAGGAGCTTCATTATCTCAAAACTTTATATTACAAGGAGGGGTATTAAGTGATTTTGCAAGAACAAGAAAAGACGGAACTATTAAAACACGAAGGTTTGAAGAAGTCAGACAAAGTTTTCGCAAACCAGGATTAAAAACAAACCTATCGTATGGTGATTTTGCTATAGGATCTGAAGCTACTCCTGATGGGTATGGTATAGTTCCTATGCCGGGTATAGTAGATGCTACTATAAGAACTAAAAGTGCTTATGGCTCACTTAGAGAAGCTAAAATTAACTTCGAATGCCATAACAGAAAACAACTTGAAGTACTAGAAATGTTGTATATGCGTCCTGGCTATCAAGTATTAGTAGAATGGGGATGGTGCCCCTATATTAATAATAATGGTGGGTACGAAAATAATTTACGACTAGTTGAAAACGCAACTAATAATAGAATATATACTAATAATATTTCACAACAAGAAGTATTTAATACTATAAACCATTTAAAAGAAACCCAAAATGGTAATTATGATGGGTTTTTAGGTTTTGTTAAAAACTTTGGTTTCCAAGCTCGAGAAGACGGCGGGTATAGTTGTTACACAGAATTAATTTCTATAGGAGAAATACTAGACAGTTTAAAAGGCCCTAGTATATCAACTATAAACCCATTTATAGGTCCCGCTATGACCCTAGATGAATTAGAAAATAGTAATGTAACTATTGAGTACACGTATACAAGGCAGACTGGTGGTAATTATAAAGACACAGGACAGAGATCTCAGACAAACACATACACTAATTCAGTTAATTATGATGTTTTTAATGAGGTATTCGATGAAGGTATTTTTCCTCAATATAATGCTTTAGAGGGTTTAACTAAATCTATAAAAAATTATGCTACATTTAATTCCTTTACACTAGCTGCTAAAGGGGGAACAGGTAATATTGCCGTAGATAGTAAAGTATATGATAAACAATTAGAAGAAATATTCCCTGGTTATAATGATTCTTTAAGTGATATTGGAGAAGTTGATGAGGACGACTCAAAAAAACAACAAAAAGAAACTCAAGCAAAACGTGATAGGTATCAAAAATATAAAGACATAAGAGAAGATTCATCCGCATATACAAATAATAAAGATTTTTTTAGAGATGTACTTAGATTTAAAGCTTCTACATTAGAAAATGTTTTATTAAATAAATTTAACTTAAGCACAACTGAAGAACTAAGAAATTTTATAATTCCTAGAGGAGGAGTATGGAGTTCCCAAGATCTTAACAATCCTAGGTATAAAAATAGTAAAGATAAAGTTAAAAAGAAATATGGAACTTTTAAAAATAATGAGCCATACATAAGATGGGACGCACTTGCTACCTTAATTAACTCAACCTTAATCCCAAAAAACGAAACACTTAAAAATAGTATAAATATTGTAACTGATAGAATATACGATTTAGATAATAATATATCCAGATTAGATCCTTTATTATTTACTTCTATTACTACTTTAAACCCCCAAAAAGGTGGCAGATCAATTATAGATTTTTCTACTGATGTTAATACATGTATATTACCTTTACAATTTAAAAAAGGTAATACAGACTTAATAGAAAATATTTTAGGCTATTTACCTGATATAAACCAATTTAGCCCTGTTTATTCTCAAGCAGTTTATGAAAAAAACCTACGAGAAATAAGATATAACAATAGTGTATTAGATTTAAACACACGTTTACTTAATATAGATGCTGCACGTAGAATTGGTAATATCTATTTAAACATTAATATGATTGATGAAATAGCATCTAAAAATTCTGATGATCCTGATTATACTATAGGTAATTTTATAACAGATATATGGGATAGAGTAAATAAAGCTTGCCCTAACCACAATTTTGTTTTAACAGACGATAAAGAATCAAATAATGTGTTTATTATTGACCTTCCAGTAGATAAAGAAAATGGAATCCCTGATGATTTAGATTTACATACCTTTATTCCCTTTAGCAATAAAAATATATTAAGATCATTTGAATACACTAGTAATGTACCTAGTGCTTTAACCTCTACTATTGCAATACAGGCTCAAGACCCTCGAAGCATTCAAGATATAGACGGGGTTACTTTTGCGGCCTTTAATAAAGCAATAAAAAATAGAATCCTAAGTGAAGACACAACTCCTACTTGGGCTAGAACTGTTAATGATCTAGAAAGCCAAAAAAGCCAGTTATTAGCTAAAAGAAAAAAATTATTTAAACGACTTAACCAATATCAAAATGACTTTTTTTTCAATTTAAGTGCTTTAGCTAATGAGGATGAAATCAAAGGGGGCAATATTAAAGGTATATTAAGAGATTACCAAACTCAAGAAACCTATATAAGTGAAGCAATAGGACAAGGATCTTCCTTTACAGCTGTTATACCACTAGAATTTAATGCTACTATAGATGGAATATCAGGTATAGTAATAGGGAATATGTTTAAAATTAAAAAGGACAGATTACCTAAAGCTTATGCTAAAACTAATATAGGATTTATAGTGTTTAATGAAGAACAAAAAATAACAGCTGGGGGTGATTGGACTACTGATATAGGTGGTAAAATGGTTATTATTGATAAACCTAAAGGGAATGCAACAGGTCTCCTTACCCCGGTCGTATTAACTGCCGAAGAAGAACTTAAACAGGGGGCTAATGTAGCTAAAGGCGAAAAAGAAGCAGAACTTAGCCAAGTATCTGCTTATGCTACAACTAATATAATATTTAATGTACAACCTAAAGCCAGCACAGCACTTGAAAACCAATTAACTATTTCTTATTCAACCACCCAACCCGGTAGTTACCCTACTAATTTAGATACACCTACAGTTTCTTGGGTTAACCAGGTAGGAAATACATTAAGTGGTTATTTCTTCCCTCCTGCAACCGATCAAGAAGTAGGA